AGGTCTACTGTGGACACCACATACGAAAAGACCTACATGCGTGGAACTGTCTTCGTCACTCGTCAGGTAACGTTCTAATGTGTGCAGGAAGCTCAACCTGCCACTGTCATGAGGCTGTCGTAACAGTCCAACAGACAAGCCCTGTTGTTGTAGACGTTATTACTTCAACCCAGTCTGTTCAATCCACGATTGTTGTTCGCCCAGGACAAGGTGGCGCTGTTGGACCGCAAGGAGTCCAGGGAACCCAAGGAACACAGGGTCTCCAAGGTATATCTGGGGCAACTCGCCAAATTGCGTATGTACACAACCAAAATGTTTCGTCTGCTACATGGACTATCACACATAACCTTAATTTCTACCCAAACGTCACTACAATGGACTCCACTGGTGCAATTTGCGAAGGCGAAATCGTGTATACCAATCCGAACAGTCTAACGGTAACTTTTCTTGCAGCGTTTTCAGGCGTTGCGTATCTGTCATAAGGAGACATGATGGCCCGTAAGTTTTACACACCACTGAGTCTGACCGGACTTGAACTTCAGAATTTTACGATTCAGAATCTGGCAGACAACCCATCACCTTACGGTAAAGGCCACACCTACTACAACACCGTTGCTAATGAGATTCGTGTTTATGACGGCACGGCTTGGGTAGCAGTCGGTGGTTCCGTTGAGTACGGCACCTACTCAGCTATTCCTGCTGCTGGTAACGCTGGTCGTGTGTATGTTGCTACCGACACTCAAACACTTTATTTTGATAATGGCTCTGCATGGTTGCAGATTGGCACATCAGGAACTGCCACCTACGTTAACTCTGTAAATGGTACTTCTAATCAGATTTCAGTAAGCCAAACAACCGGTGATGTAACTGTCAGCCTTCCATCGTACATTGATGTTACTAACGGTGAATTCCACCTTAAAAAGAATGAATATTGGTTAGACGGAACACAGTATGGTGTTGTCACAGCTAACTCATACAGTGGTAATTTTAACGTAGTTGCCGTTGGACGTGCTCTTGAGCTTGAAACTCAAAGCAGCGGTAACATCATCCTTAACTCAGCTTCCGGAATTATTGACGCACTTAATAGTGAGTTACACCTTCGCAAGACTGAGTACTGGTATGGCGGAGACCAGTCCGGTACTCAAGAAGGTATTGTTGCTGCAATCTCTGACGGAACATTCCATGTAACAGCGACAAACAACAATCTTGTTCTTGAGTCTAATAACGGATGGGTCACCCTTGGTGGTGATAGCGGAGTTGAGTCTCTATCTAACTTCCAAACAACTTCTGGAAACAACATCACATCAGGAAACAACCTGTATGTAAAGAACGGCATTTACGCTGGTGGCACTGATACATCTACAGATGGTTACCTGTACATCAAGGATGCTTCTGGAAACAACCTTGTAGCACTCAGTGGTACAAACGGTTCTGGGGTTATTGAGACCCATGGAACTGTCAATCTTTATCGTGGCTATAATGATAACGGCAACCAGTACGGTTCTTTCTACAGCGATTCAGATACTAACCTTATCATCAGTGCAAATAACAACAACATCGTTCTTGTATCTGATTCTTCTCACTCGTACATTGGTTCAGTCTCTTCTGGGAACCAGATTGCAACAATCTCAGACATCCACAATATTGCATCAGGACTCTATGTCCTTGGTTCGGTAAAGGCTGCATCTGACGACAACATTGACCTTACCTCTCCAATAACTACTGTTATTGGTGGAGTTGAACTTAACAACACTGACCGTGTTCTTGTTAAGGCCCAGACCGATGCGACCCAAAACGGCATATACGTCTTTGACGGCGGAACAAACATGCTTGTCCTCTCAACAAACCCAGAGGATACCGCTCTTAAAGAAGGCTCTTACACACTTGTAGAAGAAGGAACACACGCTGCTCAAGGTTGGATTATCACATCCTACACTGCGTCTGCTTCTACTTGGACACAGTTCTCGGCCGCTGGTGAGTACACACAGGGTAACGGCATTAGCATCTCTGACGGGGTTATCTCTGCAGTTGTCCAAGGCACCCAAGGTATGGCACTTACCTCAAGCGGTATTGCCGTCAACAACGGAACTGGTCTTGAGTTTAATGGCTCAACTGGTGCTCTCCAAGTCATTGACTACACCTCCCTTACCAAGAAGTACGCAACGTCTATCGGTGATGGAACAAGCACTTCTTTTGATATCACTCACAACCTTGATACAGAAGATGTTGTTGTTACCATCTACGATGCGACAACAAAGGAAGAAGTTTTTGCGGATGTTACACACGCAAACAACTCAAAGGTGACTGTAGTCTTTGCAGTAGCCCCATCAAGCAACGCATTCCGTGTAGTGGTGGTTGGCTAACAACTAGTAAAGGGCGTACATGAGCCGTAGGTTTTTAACACCGCTTAACGTACTGCATTTGGCCTCTGCGCCTAGCAGTCCGTCTATTGGCGATGTCTACTTTAATACGGTTACTAATGCTCTCTACACTTGGAATGGCTCTGAGTGGGTTAGCGCTGGGTTACAAGGCGCACAGGGAACAATAGGTTCAACAGGGCCGCAAGGAACAACTGGTTCTCAAGGTTTAACAGGAAACCAAGGCGCTACAGGTTCACAGGGTTCAGTAGGAACTCAAGGAACTACTGGAGCAACAGGCTCCCAAGGAACCACCGGCTCTACGGGTTCACAAGGTGTGCAAGGATTTACAGGCTCTCAAGGAATCACCGGAGCTCAAGGTACAACAGGTATTCAAGGTGCTGTTGGACAAACGGGAAGCCAAGGAGCCACCGGTAGCCAAGGAACCATCGGTTCACAGGGAGCTACTGGAAGCCAAGGAGCTACTGGAAGCACAGGCTCCCAAGGAACAACAGGTTCACAAGGAACTACCGGAAGTCAAGGAACAACAGGTTCACAAGGAACTACCGGAAGTCAAGGAACAACAGGTTCACAAGGAGCACAAGGTTCTGTCGGTTCGCAAGGAACCACCGGTGCAACTGGTTCGCAAGGTGCACAAGGAGCGCAAGGAAACACAGGCTCTACTGGTGTACAAGGTTCCACTGGAACACAGGGAGCGCAAGGATACACGGGCTCTCAAGGTTCAGTTGGTTCACAAGGTACAACAGGTTCACAGGGCATTCAAGGAACCCAAGGCTATACGGGAGCACAAGGAACGACTGGCTCACAGGGCTCTACCGGTAGTCAGGGTTCTACTGGTAGCCAGGGAATACAAGGATTACAAGGTACCCAGGGAACACAAGGTACACAGGGAACACAAGGTACGCAAGGTATTCAAGGTGCCGTTGGTCCTGTTTCCTCTCAGAACGCTCACCAGTCTGTAGAAGCTGTTCAAACAACTCCGCTTGGTAATGGCGCTACCTATTACAACGGTTCTGCTGATGCTAGTAATGGTACTGGTGTTGGCGCATACATTGTTGCAACATCCAATGGAGTTCTTAACGTTGATGGATACACAAGTCCTTACTTAGCAGTAGGTGACCGTGTTCTTATTGCTGGTCAAGCAACTCAAGTTCAAAATGGTATCTATACAGTCACTCAAACAGGTAGCTCATCCTCTGTTTGGAAACTTACTCGTGCTACAGATGCGGATAACCATGTTGCAGCACAGGTAGAAGAAGGAGACTACGTCTTTGTAACCGATGGAACTGTTTATGGTAAGACCGCATGGCTTATGTATGCCAACGGCTCTAACTCAGATGGCTCTATCCGTATCGGTACAGACGCTATCCAATGGACACAGGCTAGTGGTGTAGGTGCACAAGGTGCTACAGGTGCCCAAGGCGCTGGTGGAACTATTGCTTACTATGGTTCTTTTTACGACACAACTACTCAAACTGTTGCAAACAACACAACTGCTTATCCAATCAGTATTAACAACACCTATGAGAACAATGGCGTCATAACTCAGGGTGGAAACTCTATTGAGTTCTTACATCAAGGAACTTACAGCATAACTATCTCAGTACAACTAGTTAACACTGCGTCTCAGATTTACAACGCTAACTTGTGGCTAAGAGTTAACGGCGTAGATGTTCCATACTCCAATAGCCAAATGACTGTACCTCAATCGCACGGTTCCGTTTCAGGTCAAATGATTGAGACTGTTAATTATGTCTACACGTTTAATGCCAATGACGTTGTTACCTTCATGTGGCAAGCAGAAAGCACAACAGTTTCTATTGAAACTATTGCTGCGGGGACTACTCCTACAACCCCTATTACTCCTGGCATTATCCTTACCGCAACACAAGTTGCTTATGCAATCCAAGGCACACAAGGACTACAGGGCACAACAGGTTCTCAAGGAGCCACGGGTACACAAGGTAGCACCGGTTCTCAAGGTACTGCTGGGTCTCAAGGAACCGCAGGTTTTCAAGGAGCAACGGGAACGCAAGGTGCTACCGGAACAACCGGAGCGCAAGGTGCTACCGGAACTCAAGGAGCTACTGGTTTTCAAGGTGCTACAGGAGCTCAAGGTGCTACAGGTACCCAGGGAGCTATCGGTTCTACCGGAAGCCAAGGTACAACCGGTGCAACAGGCAGCCAAGGTACACAGGGACCAATCGGTGCAACTGGTTCACAGGGAACAACTGGAACTCAAGGTGCCACCGGTTCTCAAGGTTCTACTGGGTCTCAAGGCAGTACTGGACCTCAAGGAGCTACAGGTTCTCAGGGAGCAACGGGTTCCCAAGGAGCTACAGGTGCAACTGGGTCACAAGGAGCAACAGGAACACAGGGAGCAACCGGTGCTACTGGTGCTACAGGTTCACAGGGTGCTACCGGAACGCAAGGAGCCACGGGAGCTACCGGTAGCCAAGGTTCTACCGGAACGCAAGGCACCACCGGTTCACAAGGAACCCAAGGTTCTATCGGACCACAAGGCCCACAAGGAACGCAGGGTGTACAGAGCCCGCAAGGAACACAAGGTTTGCAAGGTCCATCTGGACCACAAGGTGTGCAGGGAACTTCTGGCGCTACATTTATAGTTGAATACTTAGATGGCGGTTCTGCATCTATAAATCCAGATATAATCTATGACGCAGGAGCATCTGGAGCAACTACAACAACTTGGACTTATCTAGTTGATGCTGGCGCATCAACGGTAATCTTCTAATCAAGAGAGGTCAGTAATGACAACTAGAATACAGAACCGCAGAGACACTGCGGCTAACTGGACGTCCAATAACCCTACTCTTGCTGCTGGTGAACTTGGCTTTGAATCTGATACTGGTCTGTTTAAGCTAGGTAACGGTTCTTCTAACTGGACAACACTGTCGTACGCTGGCGGTTCTTCTGGTTACACCACCACAGCTACTGCTGCTGGTACAACAACTCTTACAGCTACAAGTAACCCTAACCAGTTCTTTACTGGCTCAACTACACAGACTGTTCTTTTACCTGTTGCTAGCACAATGGGTGTTGGAAAGCAGTTCGTTGTCTACAACACCAGCACCGGTGTTGTCACTGTTCAGTCTTCTGGTAACAACACTATTTTTGCTCAGCCTGCGAACACAGCAGCTACCTACACCCTTATTTTGGCGTCAGGAACAACTGCGTCTTCATGGTCTGCTGATTACAGCGGATTTTTTGCTGGAGTAACTGGTACTGGAAACGTCGTCCTTGCAACATCCCCCTCATTGTCAGGCGCAACTGAAACTAACCTTACACTTGCTGGAACAGTAACAGCTAACTCGTCTACGGGAACATCTGGTCAGGTACTCACCTCTACTGGTACAGGTGTTCAATGGGCATCAGCAGCTTCTGACCCACTACCTTCAGTCTTTTTGTTAGGCGGCATGTAGTAGTCTTTGCCGCATGAATCTGGTTCAACAATCGGTGCAACAAGGCGGTAAATTAACGCCTTTAATTATTCCAGCATCGGTTACTGGTGGAACTGGATTAATGAATCCATCTGTCTTTATAGATGACGATGGTGACATCCTCTGCATATTGCGCCATATCAACTACACGCTTTATCACTCAGAGAATGACCAACGCTTTCCAAGCATCTGGGGGCCACTATCTTACCTGCACCCAGAAGAAGACCAGAAGCTTCGTACTGAAAACTACCTCTGCAAATTAGACTCTGATTTCAATATCGTGAGTTATTGCAAGATAGAAATGCTCAATCTGCATGAGCCTATCTGGGAGTTTGTAGGGGCTGAAGACCAGCGATTAGTGAAGTGGAATGGTAAGTATTACGGCACTGGTGTGCGCCGAGACACAACCACTAATGGTCAGGGCCGCATGGAACTATCTGAGCTAGAGATTGATAAAGAGGCGTGGACTGCTAAAGAAGTTTCTCGGGTTCGTATTGAAGCCCCAATTAACAAAGAATCGTATTGTGAAAAAAACTGGATGCCTATCCTTGATAAGGATTACCAATACGTTAAATGGACCTCACCTACAGAGGTAGTTCAGGCAAGTCCAGATACAACAGAGTCTGTTCAACTTTCAGTACAACGAGGAGTTGAAGCTCCTACCGACTTGCGTGGTGGCTCTCAAGTCATTCGTTGGGGTGAGTACTACATTGCTATTACGCACGAGGTAGTTCTCACTAAAAATTACATGGGACAGAAAGATGGCGTTTATCGCCATCGTCTTTGTGTGTGGGATACCGACTTTACACTGGTAGGAGTTTCTCCTAGCGAGTGGTCATTCTTAGATGCAAAGATTGAATTTGTGTGTGGAGCTGCTGTATTGGACGGTAACTTATTGTTATCTTGGGGGTTTCAGGATAATGCCGCATTTATCTTGCAGGTACCAGCACAGCTGGTAGACCAAATGATTGCTGAGGCTATCCGTGGAAATTAAAGACCTGATAGTTCAGCTATCCAACAATCCCTTTAGCCCTGAGCTTAACCTCAAGATTGCTAATGCTTATGATGAGATTGGGCAGACTGCATCTGCTGTTTCGTTCTACCTACGCACGGCAGAGTACGGCTACTACACCCACTACGACCATGTCTATGCCTCGCTGTTAAAATCAGCTGAATGCTTTAGCATGCAGCGTAACCGTGAGCACACCGTCCAGAACCTTTACTACAAAGCTATTGCTTACTTGCCCAATCGCCCAGAGGCGTGGTTCTTGTTCTCACGCTACTTTGAGCGCAATCAAAAATGGCAAGAATCTTATACCTATGCCGAAGTAGGTTTGTCCTTACCTAGGGTCAAATTAAAGCCGCTCCCTATAGACGTGGATTATCCCGGTGAGTATGGTCTGACCTTTGAGAAAGCGGTCAGTGCATGGTGGGTAGGGCGCCAAGATGAATCTGTCCAACTCTTTCAGAAACTTCTTGCTGAGCCCCTGGCAGAGCAATACAAAGCCGCTGTAGAAAACAACTTAACGAGTTTAGGGCACACAACGCCCTCTAGGTAAGGATAATTACCGTATCACCAGCCACAAGGAGTTTATTCAATGGCAACAGCCTCGTATTTACTGCTAGCGCAGACAGGCGCTTCAGGTAGCACTGGCAACAACTCTGCTACTTTGACCGCAAATACCAACACTATTCTTTATCAGGTTCCAGCATCAACTCAGACTGTTGTATCTACCATTACTGTCTGCAACCAAGCCTCAACCGCGGCAACATTTAACATTGCTGTTGTTAAGGCAGGTACCGCTGTAGCAACGCAAAACTATGTTGCTTACGGAACTCCAATTGCTGGTAACGACACCATCGCTCTCACACTGGGAATTACATTGAGTAACGCAGGTACAGGTGACACCATCGTCGTCTACTCCTCAACATCCACTCTCTCGTTCTCAGCCTTCGGTTCTCAAATAGCGTAAGGGGTACTAACTAATGTCAGTTAGTCGCCTATCTAAACAAAGTATACAAGCTGGTTTCCCCAAGCAACAAAACGTTTGGGATGGAATTAGCCAAACTGCTTCTATGGATGCTATTACTTCTTTAACTTTAACGGCTGATAATTCGTCTATTGTGTTTAATAACATCCCAGCAACATATTCTCATCTGCAGATTCGTGGTGTAGTTAGAGGCGCAACAACTGGTTGGATTGGCTATTACATAAACAATGACGCTACTGCGGGCAACTATCAACGCCATTTTCTCTATGGAACTGGTTCTTCTGCGGCAGGAGGATGGTCAGGAACTACCTCTAGTGCTGATGGAATCATTGCTTACTCTGCTAGCAGTGGTGCTTTTACAGGTTTTACTTGTGACCTCTTAGACTACACAAGTACGAACAAAGGAAAAACTACTCGCTCGTTATTTGGCTACGATAACAACGGCAGTGGAACTATTGAGTACGTTTCTAGTGGGTACTATGTAACAAGTACTGCTGTTAGTTCTATTACTATTTTTAGCGAAGCAGGAAACCTTAACGCTGGAACAACTATTTCCCTATATGGAGTTAAATAATGGCTACATGGACACCTTTGCAGTCTGTAACTTTAAGCAGCAATCAAGCCAGTGTAACCCTGAGTAACATTGACCAAACATACACCGACTTGGTGCTAGTCTCATCTGTGCGAGGAGACACTGCTGCTATATCTACAACTTTGGGTATGCAATTAAACGGAGACGCCTCAACAAATTACTCTTCAACCTATTTGAGAGGCTACACAACAACAGCGTCTTCCTCTAGAATTTCTAACCAATCACAACTTTACACAGGTGAAATTCCTGCAGCATCATCTACTTCGGGCGGATACTCAGCGCATACCACTAACTTCTATAACTACTCCACTACAGGTTATTCAAGAACCATAGTAAGTAAAAATGGAAACCCATTAAATTATTTAGATACAAATGTTAACACTTGGAGCAACACAACTGCTGGAATAAACACCATTAAGTTGTTTATGAATGCTGGAAATATTGCTGCTGGAAGTTCTTTTTCTTTGTATGGAATCAGTGCAGTAAATGCTAAAGTATCTCAAGCATCTGGCGGAACATTTATTGCCTATGACTCTTCTTATGTGTACCACGTTTTTAAGGGAACTGGAACATTTACTCCTAACCGTGCAATTACTGCAGACGTTCTTGTCGTTGCTGGTGGTGGCGGTAACGGTGCTAACTGGGGCGCAGGAGGCGGTGCTGGCGGAGTTGTTGGTACTCCTTCTGTTTCTTTTGCTTCTGGTGTGTCTTATCTCTGCACTGTAGGTGCCGGAGGACCTGGAAACGGTTCTTCTGGTAACGGTACTCAAGGAAATAACTCAAATATAACTGGTGGTTCCCTATCTCTTACCGCAGCAATTGGCGGAGGTTACGGCGCTGGAGGTGGTAGCAGTGTTGGTGGAACAGGTGGTTCTGGCGGTGGTTCTGGTTCTAACTCCAGCAACCTTTCAGGAGGTTTGGGAACATCGGGCCAAGGAAATAACGGCGGAGCAATTACTGCTCAACCAGGAACTACTGGTGGTGGCGGTGCTGGTGGCGCTGGTACAAACGAAACTGTTGCTTATGGTCGCTCAGACGGCGGTGTAGGGACCAACTCGTACTCTGCATGGGGACTAGCGACTAATACAGGGCAAAATTCTGGAGGAACTGTCTACTATGCAGGCGGAGGAAGCAACTCTCAAGGTAGTGGTGTTGGCGGATTAGGCGGAGGAGGAACAGGTACATCTGCTACGGGAGGCGGAAATGGAACTACTAACACTGGTGGTGGTGCTGGAGCAAGCGGTAGTGGAGTAGCTTCTCAAGGTGGTTCAGGAATTATCATTGTGAGGTATGCACGCTAATGAACGAGACACTAACTAAGCTTGGTTCTTACACTGTTTCAGCCTCTGGTGGAGACACAATGGTTACTTTCAATAACATTCCTCAAGGTTATTCTGACCTAAAGATTGTTGGCTCTGTGCGTAGTGCTGGAACAGGAAACACTGTTTTAGGTGGGTTAATTAATGGCTCTTACTCTGGATATAGCCACTCAGCGGTATACACACAGGATTCTACAAATGCTTCATCTTCTCAATCCACAACGTTTACCGTAAGTACAACACCTTACGCACGGTTGAGTGAGTGTTACTTTGATGGCGGCAGCCAAACAGCAGGTATGTACACATCCTTTGAATGGTATATGCCTGGGTATTCGTCGTCTAACTACAAGTCTTCAACGCTTGAGTTCTGCTCTGAAAGTAATTCCGCATCAGCGTATGTAGAGCAAGGCGCAATTTTTTGGCAAAACAGTGCAGCAGTTACTTCTCTTTCCTTTGTACTAAATAATGGAAACATTGCTCAATATTCATCGTTCACTCTATACGGCGTTAAAAATATGGCAAACATATTAGGAAATTCTGTACGAGCATCTGGCGGAACTATTACTACAGATGGTACTTATGTTTACCACACATTTAACTCCACAGGCGCATTTCAACCAAGTACAAGATTATTGGCAGATGTTTTGGTAGTAGCGGGGGGTGGGGGTGGAGCTGGAAGCGACGCTTCTGATGGCGGTGGTGGTGCAGGCGGCGTTATTTACTTTACTTCACAGCCTCTTACAAACGGCACTTCTTACGCATGCACTGTTGGTTCTGGCGGGGCAGTCGCTACTAATGGTGTTAACTCTTATTTTGGCTCATTAACTGCTGCAGTTGGTGGTGGTGGGGGAACTGGTAACGATAATAACGTAGGTCAATCTGGCGGTAGCGGAGGAGGAGCAGGTACTGGAGGCTCCACGACAACAAACGCTGGAGGCTCCTCTACCCAAACTGGTACTGGGGCTGCGGCCTACTACGGAAACGCTGGTGGCAGTGGAACTGGAAGCGGTTCGGGCTCTGGAAGACGGTATAACGGCGGTGGTGGTGGCGGAGCTGGCACAGCTGGAGGAAATGCAAGCGGTTCAAATGCGGGTAATGGCGGTGACGGAACATCTGCATTTTCTACACTTTTATACGCAACTAACACTGGAGTCAACGTAAACGGCACTTACTACATCGCTGGTGGTGGAGGTGGTTGGGCTGGTGGAGAGTCCTCCCACGGAACCCCAGGTACGGGTGGTTTGGGGGGTGGCGGTAACGGAGGCATTAATAGCTCAGGTCCAACAGTAGGAGCAGTTAATACTGGAAGTGGCGGTGGTGCTGGAGGATTTCAGTCAGGCAGTCGTTACGCAGGAGTTGCTGGCGGTTCTGGACTTATCATTGTTCGTTATAAAATGTAATCATGCAAGTCTGCTCTGTCTGTAAAGAAGAAAAGCCTTTCACCATGCGCTATGTGCGGGTCACTAGATAAACTATCACTTGACCACATCATCCCTCTTGCTAGGGGTGGTAGGCATAGTGTAGGGAACCTACAGTCGCTGTGTAAGCCCTGTAATAGTTCCAAAGGAACAAAGACAATGACCGAATGGTTAAAGAGCAAGAACTTGTTAGGAGTTAAGTAAGATGGCACACGCTGCAGAATTAGACGAGAACAACATCGTTACTCGTGTACTCGTTATCCCAGATAACCAAGAAGACCGTGCACAAGAATACCTAGCAAACGATTTAGGTCTTGGAGGAACTTGGGTAACCACTTCCTATAACACAATTGCTGGAGAACACCGCTTAGGTGGTACTCCTCGTAAATTTAATTATGCCGGAATAGGTTATAGTTTTGATGCAACCAAAGGCACAGAGGGCGCTTTTATTGCGCCAAAGCCATTTGCATCTTGGACTCTAGACGAGACCACGTGCACATGGCAGGCACCAACAGCGATGCCCCAGGACGGCAAGCTGTATCAATGGGACGAACCAACAACTTCATGGAAGGAAGTAGTAACAAATGTCTGATACACCAACAAAGATTATCGTTGATTGCTCAACCGGCGAGCAGATGATTGTTCCGCTAACATCCGCTGAGATTGCTGCTGCTGACCAAGCTGCAGCTGCAGCTGCTGATGCACAAGCAGCACGCATTGCAGAAGCAGAGCGTATTGCTGGTCTCAAAGAATCTGCAAAAGCTAAGTTGATTGCTGGCACACCGTTGACAGCAGATGAAGCAGCAGTACTAGTTCTCTAATTTTCCCAAAGGGGAGTCGTTGTGTCTATTAAACACGTAAGTGGTTCTGGCCTATACACAGGCGCCAAAGGCGCCAAGCTTTGGGACCAAACCACAGTACAGAACGATTTTCAGTCTATTGCTACTGTTGTAGTTCCTAGCGGTGGTCAAGCTACCGTTACATTTAGCAACATCCCACAGAACTTTACTCATTTACAGTTACGTGTAGTAGGGCGTTGTACTGGAGCGTATAACTCAAACAGTAACGTTTTTATTTATTTCAATGGAGATACTACTGTAACTGACTACTACTCACATGGGTTCTACGGTACTGGGGCAGCAAATGGCGTGTATGTGGGTAACACCCCTGCTTACGCTATGCAAGTTCCAGATGCAAATACCACTGCCAATGTTTTTGGTGGAGGAATTATTGACTTTTTGGACTATGCAAATGCTTCAAAAAATAAAGTTGCACGTTCATTAAGTGGGTTTGACCAGAACCAAAGTCCAGGAGTAGTAACATTTACATCTGTTGGCTGGTATAAAGCAGGTACAGGTTCAAACATCTCTGACCCAATTAGCTCTATTACTTTAACTCCACAAGATGGAAACTGGGCACAGTTTAGTCAAGCTGCTTTGTACGGAATAAAGGCGGCAAGTTAATGTCTAGTATTGGCGCATCTACTTATAACTTTATTGCAACTCAGTCACTGGGAAGTGCAACAAATACCGTAACTTTTTCTAACATCCCACAGGGTTATACCGATTTAGTTATTATTGCAAATGTGCAGGTAAGCGGTGCGAGTGGTTCTAAGATTCAATTCAACGGCGATACCGGAACAAATTACAGCTACACAGATATTTTGAGCTATGCCTCTACCGCAGCAAGCGGAAGAAACACAAGTACATCATCAATTTATAATAACTTTGTTTATGGTGAATCAATTACGTCTGGTGTTTACAGCCCTTACGAAATCCACATACCAAGTTACGCTAATACAAATATGTACAAGACTATGCTCTGGAAGTACGGAAGCAATACGACTAACTCTAACAGCGGAGAGTATGGTTTTATTACGGGTCTTTGGCGTTCCTATAACCCAATCACCTCCATCACTATTTCTTGTTGGAATGCCGTTAACTATGCTGTAGGGACTTCATTTACTCTTTATGGAATTAAAGCCGCAGATATAGCCTCTATTATTCCTACAAAAGCTATTGGTGGAGATGTTATTGCTACTGATGGCACTTACACTTACCATGCATTTAAGAATACTGGGGCATTTATACCAGCCGCTGCAATTAATGCGGATGTATTTGTAGTTGCTGGTGGAGGCTCTTCGGGTTATGACTGGGGCGCTGGCGGTGGAGCAGGAGGTATCTTCTACGCCTCTTCTCAAGCTTTAACTGCAGGCACTAACTACCTGTGTACAGTTGGCTCTGGTGGTGCGTCTTACGCATATGAAGCAGTAAGAGGTAATGCTGGAAACAACTCTCAGTTTGGGGCCTTAACTCCTGCGGTAGGTGGCGGCGCTGGTGGTGGTTTAAATAACGGCTCTGGCGGAGGTTCTGGTGGTTCAGGTGGTTCAGGCGGTGGTGGAAACTACCTAGGAACACAAGCAGGAGGTTCATCTACTCAAACAGGAACTGGCGGAACTGGTTACGGAAATTCTGGTAGCGCTGGATATGGTGCTGGAAACCCTAACGAAGCGTCTGGCGGTGGCGGTGGAGCTGGCGGTGCAGGTGTTGCCCCTACAGCATCAAATGGCGGCGCAGGTGGCGTAGGACTTAGCGGAGCAACTCTATCAATAATTAACTCTATTGGAAGTACACTTAACTTAGGTGAGTACTACTCAGGTAACTGGTATTTTGCTGGAGGCGGCGGCGGTGCAGGCCGTACTTCTGGTGGCGCTGGTGGCAAAGGCGGTGGAGGCTCTTATGGCGCTCCAGGAAGTGGCCAAGGTTTCCCTGGTCTTGCAAACACTGGTGGAGGCGCTGCTGGTGATGGACGACAAGGTGGTTCTGGACTTATAGTAGTGAGGTACCTAAGCTAATGGCTAAAACATATTCTGCTATTCAAACAATCACAGCTGCTGGTGGAGAGTCCTCAGTAACCTTTACTAATATTCCTCAAAACTACACTGATTTAAAAGTTGTTTTTTCTTCCCGTGTCTCTGGCACTGGAGATAGAAGTATGAGTGTAACTTTTAGTGGAAGCTCTACGGGGTATTCTTACCGTGCTATTTACGCAACAGGAAGCGGAGTATCACCCACAACTGCTACAGGTCAATCAAATTTGTGGATTGGGTATAGCAACAATGCTAGTGACACATCCAGCACTTTTTCTAACTGTGATTTTTATGTTTACAACTATACCTCTACATCAAATGCTAAAGCCGTATTAGGAACTGCTGCATGGGAAACAAACGCCACTGCAAATATTGACTTAGCTACCGTTGGTCTTTGGAGCATTGGAACTCAAGTAGGAGTAACTATCATTACGTTTACCCCAGCTTCAGGAACGTTGATTGCGGGTTCTACTTTTACTCTTTATGGAATTGGTTCAGGAGCTAAAGCATCTGGTGGAACTGTGTCTTCAGACGGCAAGTACATTTATCACACGTTTTTATCCACAGGAGCGTTTGTCCCTACTGAGCAAATTAAAAACGCCGAAGTATTAGCGGTAGCTGGTGGTGGAGCTACAGGTGTTCGGTTCTCTGGTGGCGGCGGTGCTGGCGGAGTTGTGTATCTTCCCGGTAACACCTTTGCAGCTGGAACTGTGTATGTATGCACTGTAGGCGCAGGAGGAGCTTCCCCCGCAAACAACGGAGTTAACTCTCAAGTTGCGGCGCTAACTGCTGCAGTTGGCGGCGGATTTGGTGGAAGTACAAACTACAATTCAGGCCTTTCCGGTAATGGCGGTTCTGGTGGTGGAGCAATGGGTTACTCAACAAACTCCCCAGGAACCGCAATCTCAGGACAAGGAAACATCGGTGGTTCTGGTGCTTCTGCTGTCCGTAACGGTGGCGGTGGCGGTGGCGCCGGTGGTGTAGGTGAAAGCGCAAACAATAACCATGGAGGTAACGGCGGTGTAGGAACCTCTGTTTACTCCGCATGGGGTGCCGCAACAGGCACAGGACAACTAGTTGGTAGCACTTTCTACTACGCAGGTGGTGGAGGTGGTGGCACTAACTTGGGTAACGGCGGTTCAGACGGCACATTTGATTACCACGGTCTTGGCGGATACGGCGGCGGAGGTAACGGCGGCGCTGGAAACAACGGTGGTGCCTCAGAAAACTTGCAAACAGAAACTAGCGGAACTGCCAACACCGGAGGCGGTGGCGGTGGTAACGAACAAGCCGGTTCTGCAGGTAACGGTGGCTCTGGCCTTATTATAATTCGCTATCCAGTTATTCAGTAAGGAGACGCCATGCGTGGAACACGTGTAGAAGGACGCTTTAAGGTTGACTTTGAAAAGATGTCAATGGAAGAGGGTGTAGTTGATGAATTGGGCACGCCTGTAGGTACGGCAGTTGAATGGTATATTTGGGACAAAGATTACTTTGCTGCTAATCCATCTGTGGTTGTGGACGACATCTACGACGTCTCTAACCAAACAAATGGTCAGGGCCGTAAGTGGAAAGACCCATTTAGTATGCCGGTAATCATGGGGCAACTTATGCGCTCAACTAATATCCTCAATGAGCGAGGTTTCTACGTAAGCGATACCTTAAGAATTGTTCTTGCTGTTGCAGATGTGGAAAGACTCTTGCCCGCCATGTTGACTGACCCAAGCTCTCACATCAGAGACCGCATAGTATTTGCGGATGAAGTATTTGTTCCTACCCGTGTCTTGCCACGAGGACGTTACAAGAATTACTACAGCGTCATTACCTTGGATTGCAACCAAACCAATCCAGAAGAAATGGTCAACGATGTCCAGTTCCAGCAGTACACCTACTAAGCGTAGAAAAACTGCAGAGTGCGGAACCCTTGGCGGTTACGCAAAACACACTAAAACGAAAACAACAGTTTGCCAGCCCTGTAGAGATGCTCGCAACGAGTACCGAAGTAAGTACTACAAAGAGCATCCTGAAAAGAAACGTGCTGCCGATATTCGGTATAACAAAAGTCATCCAGGTCAACGCACAAAGTACGACCAAAAATACAGGGACAATAACCGTGAAAAGGTGCGTTCAGCTACCCTTAAATGGAACAAAGCAAACAACGACAAAATGAATGCTGCTGCTCGTAGGCGTAGAGCCAAGAAGCGAGAAAACGGCTTTGAGTATTACACAGAAGCACAAGTCTTAGAACTGTATGGGAATTTCTGTTATCTCTGTAATGTTCAGATAGATTTAACAGCACCTCGTACTCAGGGTCGTGGAGACGGTTGGGAATTAGGCCTGCACATAGACCACGTCATCCCTATAGTTAGCGGTGGTCCTGATATAATTAGCAATGTGCGTCCGACCCACGCACGATGCAACTTGACCAAAAACTCAACCCCCTTAGAAAGGCACAACATGTCAGATGTAACACCTGTAGCTCCTGCTACAACCGATACAGCTGCAGTGACACCTGATGTTACTGCTGCTCCAGCAGACGCAACTGTAGCTGCACCAGCTGCAGATGCAACAACCACCGATGCTTCAGCTGCCGCTGCACCAGTCACCACTGATGCTCCTGTAGCTGCTCCAGCAGATGCTTCAGCTCCAGCAGCTGATGCTGCACCTGCTGACGCAACTGCTGCTCCTGCTGCAGATGCAACCGCTCCTGCTGCAACAGATGCACCAGCTGATGCTGCTGCTCCTGCAGATGCTTCAACCGATTCAGATGATGACTCAGATGACGATTCAGATGATGACTTTGACGAAGATGAGTTTGATGACGAAGACTTTGACGACCTTGATGATGAGGACGATGAAGATTCAGAAACCGATTCTGAATAAGAAAGGCTAAAAATGCCAAAGACACCAGCGGCTAAAAAAGGTAAAGTAGAAAAAGTCATGAAGGAAGCCAAAGAAGGCAAACTTCACTCTGGCTCAAAAACTGGACCTGTGGTTAAATCAAAGAAGCAAGCAATTGCTATCGCTTTGTCTGAAGCAAACAAGTCTACAAAGAAGAAGAAAAAGTAATGGCTGATAAGAAGCCAGCAGAGAAGCCTGTGACCTTGGCAATCAAGGTCCCAGGCAAATCTGCCCGTGAAACACACAAAGTGTTTAAGAACAAAAATGGTGATGTGATTGTTGACCACACCAATGTTCGCAAAGCTAAATTTGACAAGATTAATCTCACCAAAAAAGCTGGAGCTAAGAGTGTTCAGCAAGGTGTAAAGGCTGTACAGAAATACCACCGAACGACAGGAAAGTAATATGGCCGCCCAAGACAATTTAAGCTCTAATCAATTCATACCTCATTTTACAGGTAGTCATTTTTCCGATGATAAAGGTAATTACTTCAGTGTGCAAGATGTTGTAGCCCACGCTCAAAGTAATCCAAGTTATTTTCATAAAAATTTTCCGTTAAATAAATTAGCCCACGATAGAGCCTACTGGCAAGGCGATAAAGAGCGCATGAATAAGGCTGATACCAGTTTTCCTCTTCTTGTTATAAAAGATGGAAATAATCTAAGTGTGGCTGATGGATTAAACCGTATGGAAAAAGCAATAACGGTAGAAGGTAAGAAAACTTTAGATGTTCATATAGTTCCTAAAAAGGATATTATGCACTTAGCAAAGAAAAACAAACCTCCTAGAAATACAGGTAAAACAACATGAGCGACTCAAATAACTTTATGTCTAAACAATTTAATCCTCTAGAAAAAACTGCTGGATTTGAAAATCCACATGGTAAATGGTCATTTAAAGTTGGGGATATTGTTAATATGGCTGCTAGTAAAGGTAAGTTAAAAACCTTTAATCCTCAGATATTTGCCCCTCAACTAGAAGGACGTCTAGGAGAGAGCACAGAAGAAAATAGAACACGAACCAATGCGGTAGATATGAGCCACCCTATTGTTGCACTTAAACATCCAGATGGTACACATAGCCTCCTTGATGGAACCCACAGAGTCCAAAATGCTTTGGAAAAGGGTATGAAAAGCATTAATGCACGAGTAGTCACTCATAAAGACATGCAACCATGGGAACAGAAAAAGAAAAAGGGCAAATAATGGCATCATCACCAGCATGGCAACGTAAAGAAGGTAAGAATCCAAAAGGCGGCTTGAATGCTAAGGGCCGTGCATCTGCAAAGGCAGAAGGACACAACCTCAAAGCTCCAGTGAAGAAAGGCGACAACCCACGTCGTGCATCATTTCTTGCTCGTATGGGTGGAGCACCTGGCCCAGAGCATAAGCCCAATGGTGAGCCGACACGACTATTATTATCACTACAAGCATGGGGTGCTTCCTCTAAGGCTGACGCCAAAAAGAAAGCTGCTGCCATCTCTAAGAGAAACAAAGGTAAGAAGTAATGGCTAAAGCAAAGCTCGGCTCAGGTGCTCGCTTCAAGAAAGTTGAAGAAGAGGCTGCGAAGTCAGGTGCCAAGAATCCAGCTGCTGTTGCAGCTGCTGCTGGCATGAAGAAGTACGGCAAGAAAAAAATGGAAAAGATGGCCCAAGCCGGAAAGAAAGGTAAGTAACTATGTGCAAAGCATGTGGATGTGGCTGCTCAAAGCCTAACTGCAAGGGCGCCTGCAAGAAGAAGCCTTCAACCAAGAAGGGCAAGTAATGAATAAGAAGACCGACAAAGCACAAGATGCCAAGGTCATGAAGAACATGACTCCTCGCCAGATGATGGAGTTCAAGTCTAAGGACAAGAAGATGGACAAAGACAAGTCCATGACTCAAGCCGAAGACACTAAGAAGGACAAGGCTTTAGCTAAGAAGATTAAAGCTAAGGATAAGAAAAAGAAGTAAGACTAAGCCCCGACAAGCTCGGGGCTTTTGTCTATCATTACCTTATCGGTAACCCGCTGCGGGTCCGTGCAGTCCCACTGCTTGCGCTTAATAAGGGGTTTATCTCATGCTGTCTACGCCTACCCAGAAGTTGGCTTAGTTATGAAAGCAATAGATAACTTCATTAGCGCCGTGCACAAGTCAAGCCACGAAGCAGCTCAAGTTATGTCATCTCAGCTTCGTTCAGAAGCACGAGCTTCTGGTTGGCCAGAGCACGTTGTGCGTAATATGCACGTTAAATACGACTCAGGTAAGTTCACCTCTCATGTCCACGAAGCACATGCGGCAGAGGCTGGAGACCTAGAGTACGGCACTCCTAACCAACGTCCAACGGCTGCTATTCGTCGTGCCTCTAATCGCACTCAAGAGGCAGAGAAGTTTCTCATTGGTCGTCTTGCTCAGAGAGTAGGGAAGCTATGACATTCCTTCTATCAGAAGATAAAGCCCTTCGTGACCTTCTCGTTGGCCTCAAGGTAACCGACCAGAAGTCGGACGCTACAGGCACAGCTACCCGAAACGTCAAGGTCTACTTTGGACAGCCTGACCAAGAACTTCGTGACCAGACCTATCCATACATGACTATTGACATGATTGATATTGCTGAAGATTTTTCTCGTTCCATGCGTGGAAAAACAAAGCCTTCGTATTTGCCTGACCCAACAGCAAATCCAGATGGCACAGGAGATTACAACCCAGAGACAAGTGATTGGAATATTCATTGGCCAATCCCTATGAATATTGACTATCAAATCACTGCCTACTCTCGTCAACCTCGCCATGACCGTGAGTTGTTGGCGCAGATTCTCAACACCAAGATTCCTCCTCGGTTCGCAGTTCTGGAACTAGATGATGGAACTGTTCGGCGTTTGGACCTCTTGGATATTTCTAAGAGAGACATTACTGAACAAGGAAAGCGTCTATTCGTAAACGCTTTCACTGTGCGAGTCTCATCCGAGATTGCGCCAGAGACATACAACCAAGTCTACAAAGCGCTTACTGTATCGGTGGAAGGCACTGAAGGAGAGTTTGTTCAAGGACAAACGTCATATCCTTTTACTGCTGTTCAATCCTTTACTATCCCAGAATAATTCGGAACCCCTACAAAACTAGTTAGGAGAAAACATGGCAGGATATGCCCGTCCCGGTGTCTATATCACCGAGCGTGTACTCCCACCGACATTGACCGGTGGAGTCTCAGCAAACGCTGCTGGTGCTGTTGTTGCAACCTTTGCACAAGGCCCAGAATCTGTAACCCTTGTCCAGTCTTGGTATGAGTTCACCTCATACTTCGGTGGATACAATGCTTCATACCCAGCTACCTTTGAAGTAGCTGCTTTCTTCAATAACGGTGGTAAGGAACTTTACGTCAAGCGCATTCTTGCGGTTGATGCAGTTGCAGCTACCGTCAACATCGTTGACTCATCCAGCAACGTTATCGGCTCTATTACTTCTAAGAATGCTGGAACCGATGGCAACAAGCTCTACGTAGTCTTGACTGCAGGTAGCGCTGGTTCTGGTTACTGGACCCTTTACTTGTACAAGGATGCCGGTGTCGCAGATACCTTTAGCCCGTTGGCTAACAATGCTGATGACATTCTTCTTGAGCGCTATGAGAACATCGTCTTTGACGATGCAACCTCAAGCAACTATGCAGGTACAGTCATTAACTTGGTGTCACCAAACATCCAGTTTGCTCAAGGTGCACACCCAACAAACACACCAGCAACAACAAACCCATACCCATTGACAACCGGTTCAAACGGAACAGCTGTTGCTGCAACCGACTACACCGCTTACAAGGGTGGAAGCGCTTCAGTATTTGAGTCATTCACTTCACTGAACCGCCCATTGGTTATGTTTGTTCCTGACATCACAACCACTCTTTCATCGTCAAATGCAGCTACGGTTTACGCAGCTGCAGCTTCATGGGCTTCTGCAAACAAGTCATTTGTTATCGTAGAAACTCCAGCAGGAGACACCGTTGCAAACGGCGTTTCATTTGCAGCCGCAGTTGGTGCAAGTGCTTACGCAGCAACTTACTTTCCATGGCTCTACATTGCAGACCCACTAGGACGTGGAACTGGTGCACTTCGCAAGATTGGTCCATCCGGTTCTGTAGCTGGTCTGTACTTGCAGACTGATACTTCTCGTGGCGTATTCAAGGCTCCAGCGGGTATTGGTACCTCTATCCTTGGCGTTGTCGCTACAGAGTTGGCATTTAGCTCAGCTGACCTTGACACAATGAACACAGCATCTACACCGCTGAACCCAATCCGTCAGATTCCTGGCGCTGGTCTTTCAGTAATGGGCGCTCGTACATTGCTTCAAGACGGCACAGCAAACAAATATGTCAACATGCGCCGTTCCCTCAACTACATTGAGGCACAGCTCAACAACATCACCCAATTTGCAATCTTTGAGAACAACGATGAAAACTTGTGGGCTCGTATCCGCACAACTCTCACCGTGTTCTTGAGCTCATACTTGAACCAGGGTGGCTTGCGTGGAACTACTCCAGCACAAGCTTTCTTCGTCAAGTGCGATGCAGAAAACAACACATCAACAACCATCGCAAATGGTGAGGTTCACATCCAAGTCGGTGTCGCTCTGCAGTATCCTGCTGAGTTCATCGTGATTGACCTTAGCCAAAAGACTTTGGTCTAAGAACGAAGGAGATAGAAAACTATGGCAATCGTAAATAGCCGTTCCACTCTCGCCACTGACCCGATTCGTAACTTTCGGTTCTTGGTGTCATTCCAACCCCAAGACACGGGTAACACCAGTTTTGGTAACTCAACTGTAACAATGGGGTTCACCTCAGTCTCTGGACTTGCGGTAACCACAGACTCCATTCCTTACCGTGAAGGTGGTTACAACACCACTGTCCACCAGATTCCTGGTCAGACATCCTTCACACCACTAACACTGCAGCGTGGTGTTATGTTAGGTACATCTCAGAACTGGAACTGGATGAAGCAGTTGTTTGCAACTGTTCAAGCCAACGGTTCAACATTGTCAACCGGAAAGAACTTCCGTTGCGACCTTGAGATTCAAGTACTCCAGCATCCAGTACCTTCTGCTGGCGCAGACGTTACCTCTGGTAGCGGAACAGCTGCAACAGTTACCGACGAAGTAGCTATGCGATTCAAGGTTTACAACGCATGGCCTACAACCGTTGCATACTCAGACCTCAACGCAGGTGACAATGCTCTTTATGTTGAGCAAATGGCACTTGTCCATGAGGGCTTTGACCTCAACTGGGGTTCATTCACCTCTACAAGCGGTGGTGGCGGAACCTTCACAAGCGCCGACGCTTTCAACTAACCTAAAGGAATAAAATGACGAACACAATTAGTGCAGCGGCTAATCCCGCATTGGCAAACGACTTGATTCAAGAAGCGTTGACTGAGAAACCAGTTAATACTGAAATAAAGATAACTGCTCCTTCGGATACGACCGTGACTCTCCCTGGTGGGTTTATTTCACCCACTGGGGAAGTCATTACCGAAGCCGAAGTACGAGAGTTAACCGGCAAAGACGAAGAAGCTATGGCCCGTGCAACCACTATTGGAAAGGCTATCTTGACTATTCTTCAGCGTGGAACTGTCCGTATTGGACAGGCAAAGGCCACTGAAGAAGTTCTTGATGGTTTACTTTCTGGTGACCGTGACATGTTGCTTCTTGGTATTTTTAAAGCAACATTTGGTCCGGTGGCTCACATCCCAACAATGTGCTACACCTGCAACGAACAAAAAATCGTAGATGTAGAAATTGATAATGATATTAAGGTAAAGAAGCTTGAAGACCAGAGTGACAGAGTCTTCACGGTTCAAGGAAAGAACGCTGTTTACACAGTTCAACTTCCAACAGGTATCACGCAAAAAGAGCTTTACCTAAACACCGATAAGACTTCGGCAGAACTTAATAGCATTCTCCTTGGAAACACAGTGACCAAGATTGGAAACGCACCAGTATTGACCCCTAACCAAGTACAGAACATTGGATTGGTAGACCGTCAAAAGCTGGTTGAAGAGATTAACAAGAGAGTACCTGGCCCACAGTTTGAGTCTCTTACTCTTCCTTGCCCTGACTGTGAAGGTGAGGTAATGGTTCCTATTAGTTTAGGCACCTTGTTTCGCTTCTAGCAGATTGCGTTATGCAGACTTATTAGCAGAATGGAAAGTACTAGCAAGTGCTTATCCCGGTTGGACACTGAGTGAGATTCAAAATCTTTCTCAGCGAGAACGAATGAACTGGATGAACCTAGTTCAACTTTAGAAAGAGAGGTGACAGCAGATGGCAGACATGAGTAACGACGTCAAGGGTTTGACGACGGCTATTGATGGACTTCTAAAGAAGATTAACCAGCTGCACACTGCTGTCAACACTCTTGGTGGAGATGCCACTAAGCAATTTAAAGCAGTTAACGGCGTAGTATCTGACACCGGAGGCGCTCGTAATATTGGCTTTGGTTCTATCCGAAGCTTTATGCAGGGTTCTCTTGCAGGATTCTCTAACCCTACGGCTACTTCCATGGGGGCCACAGGAATGTCTAGTGGGGCTATAGCCTTGCTGGGCGGCTCAGCAATCATTGGTGGGGTTACCGGAGCAGCACAAGTTGCTATGGCTCCATTCTCGTTGGCGTATGGCGCCACGATGGACACTTCAGGAATCATCAACCGTGCTGGCTCATACTACCAAGCGGCTCTTCGTGCACCAGGAACTTCCCGTGCAGGTTTAGAGCGAGCTACATTTAGCGCTCTCAACGGAGGAATGACTGGGGTTGGCTCTGACGCACAGGTAGCAAATATTCTTGCTAACGCAGGATATGTTCCTGGAAGTCAAGACTACTTAAACGCAGTGCGACAAGTTGGCGGTGCTGCAAACTACTTGGGCATGAGTAACTCTAATGCTGCTGCAGCAATTGCTGGACTTCAAAGCGGAACTACGGGTGCCACAATGTATCAATATGGCATCTCAACTATTGACTCTAAGGGCAATAGCTTAAGCGTCGGAAACATTGCTCAACAGATGTATAGCCGTCTGATTAAGCCAGGAGCTACTGCTGCACAGATTCAAGGTTCTGCTAAGAATGGATTCTTAAACTCTGCTTTAGCTGGTATGGGTGTAACAAGTCCCGACCAACAGCAAATGATTACACAAGCATTTATTGATATTGCTTCTGGCAAAAATCCAGACCTAGCTTCAGCAAAAGCTTTTGCAGGAAACAAAAACCCATTTAGTGCTGCATATCAAATTAATGCTTCACAAACTGGTCTGCAGATGGCTGGAGAAAATAACGCAATCTCCGGTATGCAAGGAGCAGCGGACACTGTAACTGCGTTTAACAATGTAATGAAAGACACTATTGTGTCTATGCAAAAGTACAAGAGTTACCTTGACACGCTTAGCGGAACAAACGCTGGTAAAGGAATTAAGTCAGGACTTTCAGGTTTGCTTGGCGGCTTAAAGAAAGTTGCTGGTGGAGTTCTTTTAGGTGCAGGTGTTTTATCTTCTGAAGCTGGTATCGGTATTCCTATGGCGGCAGCTGGTGCAGCTCTTCTTGCTGGACCTAGCGGTGGAGGAACCCCAGGATTTGGCGGTTCGTTTGGCGGTTCAGGGCCTAAAGGTGGAGGAACTCCTGGAGGACCCGTTTCAGCTGCTTATGGTGCAACAGACTCTTCTGGTATTTGGTCTTCTACTGGGGGTATCCACTTAGGAACTGACTATGACGTCTCTGTTGGCACCCCTGTTTATGCAGTAATGGACGGAGTAGTTTCCAGCAACACGCTAAGCACTGATTACGGACAAGCTGTTCAAATTGACCATTCAAATGGTTACTCAACAGTTTATGCACACCTAAGCAATAAGGAAGTAAGTCCTGGTAAACCTGTCTTTAAAGGACAAGAGATTGGTAAGTCAGGTAAATCAGGTAATACAACTGGACCAAGTCTCCATTACGAAGTCCGTAAAGGAGCTAACAATCCTGTAGACCCTGCTCAGTTAATCGGTGCTGGCTCTCCTCTTGGTGGAACTTCTGGCTCAGCTATTGCTGGAGGGTACGCTCCTGGAAACCCTTCCCTTTCTGGTGGAAAACCTAACAACACAAATACGGGAACTAAAGCTCAACAAGCTTGGGCCAAATCATTTTTAACATCTTTAGGTGCGCCCACTACTGCAAGCAACATGACAGCGATGACTACTTGGGCAGCATACGAAGGTGGTTTAAACCACAACAACCCATTGAACACAACTTACTCAACTTCGGACGCTACTGTTTGGAACTCAGTAGGAGTAAAGACCTATCCTTCTCTACAAGAAGGAACGCAAGCAACTATCTCAACTCTTACAGGCAAAGATGCAGCTGCACGAGGATACACCAGCATTGTTGACGCCTTAAAGAAGGGCACCACACCCACTTCTGACATTCTACAGTTGGTTAATAAGAGCAGTTGGGGAAGCCACATAGGTGGAGGAACCCCTGGCTATGGTGCTTATGTACCTACGGCTAACTCTTATTACGGAATAAGGAATAACAATGCAGCAACAACGCAGACTTTGCCAAGCCACAATGTCACAATTAATTTAACAATAGGACAGGCATCTGATTCAGAAGCTGTTGCTTTTGCTAAACGAGTTCAAGCAGTGCTAGAAGGTAAAGCAGCAATTACAACGATTGGAAGTAACTAATGAGCGGTTTTAATCACGTTGTAACTCCTTCCCCATCTCCACAGCCTACTTTTCCTCCTCTTCCTGCTGCTGCTAAATGGGCTAAATTAACCCCAAGCCAATGGAACAACATGAGCGCCGTTGGGCATCGGAATGTAATTCGTGGCTATGAAAACTACAAGTTTAAATCAGGACAAACAACAATCACTAATCCTTTTCCAGGAGCAGTTCCTGATAAAAATGGTTCGTACAACATTAACTACCAGCAGTACCTTACTGCTCAAGAAAAGTACAACGGAACACACAATAACAAACCTGCAGTTCAGTCAAAGCCACCGGTAGTTCCCAGTACTAACCCTTACAAAGGTCCGTTTAAGTTTAATGCTCCTATGGTTAACAACGCTTACTTTAACCCGTTAGCTGGTTTAAAAGCAGATGGCTTATACGGGTATGTAGACAACCTCTCTTACACAGATGTTGCTCAAGCGTGGAGAGATGGAAAAGGAGCAAAAGGTGCTTTTCAAATGGACCGCTCTCTTAACACAGCAGCAAACTTAGCTACAGCACAGAAAGCTTTAGCTGCTCAAAATAGCCCAACTCAAGTTGACCCAACTATGTATGGCTTTAGATTTATGTACAACCCAACAACCATTGACATGGCTTGGGGAGCAATTATGTCTGCAAACCCTCAGTATGAGTCATTGAACTTGGATGTGGTAAACCCAATTACCGCTAACTTAATGAACAGCACAATTTCGTTTGACATTTTAGTCAACCGAATTGAAGACATGAACTACCTGCAAAACGATGGGCATTACTACATTCCTAATGACCCAACGTTTTGCAGGTAGTTCAT